AGAAGTGGAGGCAGGTAAGATGGCTCATATGCAGTATCTTGTTTTTAACAATGAGAACATCCCGAAGCCTGCCTCTTATTCTGTGAATCTGACAGATGTAGAGGCGGACAGCGGAGGTGTGACAGAGGCAGGTACCACGCAGAGGGATGTTGTCCGTGAAGGTGTGGTTCAGATCGGAGTGACCTTCCGGGTATCAAAGAAGTGGCTGAATAAGTTTTCGGCATATAAGAAGCTGGCAAGCATTACTGTGGGATATCTGGACACAGCGACAAGTAATCTTGTGACTACGCAGATGTATATTGACGGATATCAGGTGAAGCTGGTCAGCGATACAAGCTATGGAAGCTTGTGGGAGGTGTCCTTCACACTGAAAGAGTTTTAAGGAGGGCGGCTATGTACCCAGTGAGCAATGCCTTCCTTGAAGCGGTGAAGGCGAATACAAGAAAATATTACTGGACCGGCAGGATTACAACGACTGCCGGAACGGTTTATGAGTTTGATCAGGATGATATGGTCAAGGGCAGCGGTTATATCACTTCCCAGTGTTGCGGTTCCACGGAGATCGAGCTAGGAACAGTGTATGCTGCGGAGATGGGGATTTCTCTTTTCTCTGAGATCAACCGGTACACGCTGGAAGATGCGAAGGTGGAACTGTTCTATCATCTGCAGGTGGCAGGCGGTTCCTATGAGCGGATTCCGATGGGAATCTTTGAAGTATCGGAGGCGAACCGTAAAGTGAAGTGCCTGGAGATCAAGGCCTATGATTACATGGTGCGGTTCGAGAAGGCTTTTACTTCTCTGGAATCGATCGGCAATGCATATGACTTTATGGTGCTCTGCAGCACGGCATGTGAGGTGACGCTGGCTCAGGACAGGGCAACGATTGAGGCTTTGCCGAACGGATCAGAAAATCTGTCCATCTATTCTGATAATGATATTGAGACTTACCGCGATGTGCTGTTCTATGTAGGACAGGTACTTGGCGGTTTTTTCGTGATTAACAGATCCGGGGAGCTGGAGCTTCGGAAGTATGGTAATACGCCGGTACTGACGGTGGAGAGGAAGCACAGGTTTACTTCCAGCTTTTCAGACTTTATCACGAGATATACAGCGGTTTCTTCAACGAACCTGCGGACGCAGATTGCAGAGTATTATGCGCTGGATCCGGATGATGGACTGACCATGAATCTGGGAGTGAATCCGCTTTTGCAGTTTGGTCTGGAAGAGACCCGGCGGCAGCTCTGCACAAATATCCTGAATGATCTAGCTGTCGTGAATTATGTTCCGTTTGATTCGGATACCATTGGAAATCCGGCATTGGATGTGGGAGATATCCTTTCCTTTACCGGCGGACAGGCGGATGCTACAAAGTATGCCTGCATTACATCAAACAGCATCAAGATCGGTGGCAGGCAGAGCATCAGGTGCGTAGGGAAGAATCCGAAGCTGTCACAGGCGAAGAGCAAGAATGATAAGAACATCTCCGGACTCCTGGCTCAGATCGAGGCAGGGAAGATTGGGATCCATACCTTTACCAATGCTTCTGCATTTACGGTCAGGGATGTTGATACGAAGATCATTTCCATCGAGTTTGCCACAACGGAAGCGAACCATGCGCAGTTCTTCGGGCAGGTGATCGTGGATGTAACGGCTCAGCCGGTGACAAGATCTGTGACGGCATCCGGGGATGTGATGATCCCGTCTGTCCCGGTTGATGATCTGCCGGTTGATCCGGATGATCCTGAGGAAGAGCCGGTGGTGATCGGCAATACGGAAGAGCAGACCATAACGGTTTCCCTTCCGATGAGCTGGCAGGAGGATGGTCATGCGGATGTGATCTTTTCCTTTGAGTTCAATAACCAGATGATCCCAGTGCATTATCCGCAGGAGAACTGGCACTCTGGAAGGCATACGATCCTTCTGTACTATCCGATTGAGAACGTGGTTCCGAACTACACGAATATCTTCAATGTCTATATGCGTTGCGTCGGTGGCACGGCTGCGGTGGATACCGGGATGTGTATTGCTTCTATTTCCGGTCAGAGTATGGGTGCTTCGGCGGCATGGGATGGCAGGATTGATATTGAAGAGTATGTGGATCTGTTCAGAATCGGCAACGGTTCTCAGACTGACAGGCTTCAGGTGAAGGCATTTACTGAGAGCGATGTCTGGGAGATCAAAGAGACTGTGAAGCGGTTCTATTCCGATGTGAAGTCAGGAAGAACAAGCGTGGGCGGATTCGCTATGCCGGTGGATGTGCCGGGAAGTAACACTTAAGGAGGTTGCGATGAAGAGATATACAGGAAATCTGGTTATTGAGCTGGAAGACCAGAATACAGGAACGATTGAGACGGTATCGGAGACCAACATGGTCACCAATGCCGTCAATGACATTCTGGGAGTAAATCCGATGGGTGTCATGTATAAAGCCGGCGGACAATATGATGATTCCTTGACATGGAATCAGGAGTTGCTTCCGATCTGTCCGAATATGATCGGCGGCATCCTTCTTTTTCCAAGTTCCATTACGGAGCAGGCGGATAATCTGTATCTGCCATCAACGAATCTGCCGGTGGCTTATGCCAGTAATGATGTTAATGCCACGGCTAACACGAAGAGGGGCAGCATGAACCTGACAGAGAGCATGAAGTTGTCGGATGGGTTTAAGTTTGTCTGGGAGTTTACGCCTTCTCAGGGAAACGGCACAATCGCAGCAGTTGGACTTACTTCCAAGCATGGCGGTGCTGATGCCTACGGATCTGAGGTAGCTGTGGACAGTACTCTGCTTCAGATCAAGAAGGTCAGCCTGGATGATGGGGACGGCTTCATCAATGACCTGTTCCGCTGTGTGACAGTTGATTTTGAGAATGCGAAACTGTATGCGCTTTGCTATGCGAGCAACACTGTGACGATCAAACGTTACAGGATCCCGGTATTCGATATCGGTCTGAATGAAAAGCTGGATGACAGTACACTTACTTTGGAGGATACGACGGTTCTCCAGTGCAGCACCTTCCATTTCTACGGAAGCTATACACCGTATGGGATTTTCATGGACGGCGGCGATGGGTACTGGTATGGATTTGCCAATCAGGGCAATTCATCCGGAAGTGCAACGGTTCTCTGGATAAAGATCAGGAAGAGCGATTATACATTTACAGAAGGTCAGTGGACGCTTTCCAATGCAACGCTGATGACGATGGGAAGCTTCAAGGAAGGATCGAGTTATCCCTCCGGGAACAGAAGCGCGGTTGTGAGAAACGGATATCTGTATGTGCCGACTTATGACAAGACCGGCGTTTACAAGATCAATATCTCCAACAGTACGGATGTGACGCTGATCAGCCTGGGATTCACATCGACCATGAAGTGCATAGGTGAGACAGGAAGCTGTGATTGCTGCATGTCCATCATCAATGACATTATTGTAGCTTATGATTTTGAGATTGATGTGAATGATAATGTGATCGCTACATTTGCCGGGGAGCGCTGCGGGAATGTTTCCACACCGTTCTTCCGGTATAAGGAATATGTATTTGCCTGGGGCGGCGCTTATCTGAACCAGTACAGGTACACATGGATCCTGACTCCGTATCTGGCTACCATCTGCAATCTGAGCCAGGCGGTGGTGAAGAATGCGGATAAGACGATGAAGATCACTTATACGCTGACGGAGCAGACGGTGTAAGGCTTCGGGTAACTGAATAATCTGTTTTTAAGGGATGGCTGCGGCTGTCCCTTTTAGTTTGCAACGAAATGGAGGGATTTGCGATGAAGGAATTTTGGAGTGTGATTCAGGCAATATTTGCGGCTGTGGGCGGGTGGCTTGGCTATTTCCTTGGAGGGTGCGATGGGCTTTTGTATGCGCTTCTGGCTTTTGTGGTGCTGGACTATATCACTGGGATCATGTGCGCTGTGGCGGATAAGAAACTTTCGTCTGCCGTAGGGTTCAAGGGTATCTGCCGGAAGGTGCTGATCTTTGCCTTGGTAGGTATCGGGCATCTGCTTGATACACAAATCTTTGGTGAAGCGGGCGTGCTGAGAACAGCGATTATTTTCTTTTATCTGAGCAATGAAGGACTGTCGCTTGTGGAGAACGCTGCATATTTGGGATTACCGATTCCTGTGAAACTCAGAAAGGTGCTGGAACAGCTGCATGACCGCAGCGAGAAGGAAGAGGATAAAAAGGATGGTGAGAAATAATGGGATACACGAATAGTCCGATGGTAGTTTATACGAAGCTGAGTCCGAACCATTCCGGGCAGAGGACGATGGCGATTGACAGGATCACGCCTCATTGTGTGGTCGGCCAGTGTACGGCGGAAGGTCTGGGCGACTGGTTTTATAAGAGCAGCACACAGGCATCCAGCAATTATGGCATCGACAAGGACGGACGTGTCGGGATGTATGTGGAAGAGAAAAACCGTTCATGGTGTTCTTCTTCCGGGGCGAATGACCAGAGGGCGATCACGATCGAGTGCGCATCCGATACTACGGAGCCTTATGCTTTCAGGGATATCGTTTATCAGAGACTGATCGAGCTTTGCATTGATATCTGTAAGAGAAATGGCAAGAACAAGCTGATCTGGTTCGGAGATAAGAATAAGACGTTGAATTATTCTCCAAAGAGCGGTGAGATGATCCTGACTGTTCACAGGTGGTTTGCGAATAAAAGCTGTCCGGGAAACTGGATGTATGCCAGGATGGGTGATCTAGCTGAGAATGTGACGAAGGCTCTGCATGGATCGGATTCAGGTTCCGGCAGCGGTTCCGGTTCCGGAGGCAAGGAAACCATAAAGTGGTATCGCGTCCGCAAGAACTGGGCTGACAGCAAGAGCCAGAAGGGTGCTTATAAGATTCTGGATAATGCAAAGAAGTGCGCGGATCAGAATCCGGGATACAAAGTGTTTGATTCAGACGGTAAGGTTGTGTATGAGCCGAAGGAGGCGGAACCTGCTGAGAAGGTATCGTTTCTGGTGAAGGTCAGTATCTCCGATCTGAATATCAGGAAGGGCCCGGGGACGGATTACGCAAGGGTGAAGTTCTGTCCGGTCGGAGTTTATACCATTGTGGAAGTAAAGTCCGGGAAGGGCGCTTCCGCTTGGGGAAGGCTGAAGAGTGGAATCGGATGGATAAGTCTGGATTTTGTGAAGAGAGTTTAAGAATGACGGTCGGTGGAGATTGATTTCTCTGCCGGCCGTTATTTTTTTGTTCTGTCTCCGGTCAAATTCATCATAATTGTCCTTACATAGCTGGGAAGGGAGACCTTCTACGAAATACAGGAGGTGTCACGGGCTATGACAGAAGAAGAGATCAGAAAGAGAAATGAAGAGCGGCGTGCTAAGTTGGATGATGTAAGCCGCCGGAATATGGAGAAGTGTGCTGCTTTCATTGCACGGATGATAGAAAAATATGGTAGAGAGGTGCTGGCCGAGATTGAAGAGGAAGAACGGCAGGCAGCCGCCAAACAGAATTCAGAATCGCCGGTCACAAATTGAGTGTACCGGCGATTTTTTTATTGAAGTTTTTCAAGATTCGTGCTATATTGTAATTCAAGACAGATATACTGTTGTGAGGTGAGCAACCGAAAATGAAAAAGAATAGAAATCGGAAAAAGTGTTACATTTACACACGAGTATCCACGGCTGCTCAGACCGAAGGTTTCAGCCTGGAGGCTCAACAGGAGCGGCTTTATGAATATGCCGAGTATAGAGAATTAGAGATTGTTGGTGATTACTGTGATGCAGGTAGATCTGGTAAGAGTATTAAGGGCAGACCAGAGTTCCAGAGGATGATGGACGATATCATCAGCCAGAAGGATAGCATCTCTTATGTTCTTGTGTTCAAACTTTCGAGATTTGGACGTAACGCTGCGGATGTGCTGAAATCGATGCAGCTACTGACGGATTATGGCGTGGATCTTGTAAGCGTGGATGATGCCATTGACAGTTCTACACAGGGAGGCAGGCTCACTCTTACAATTCTATCGGCTGTGGCTGAAATAGAACGTGAGAATATCACAGATCAATTTATGGCCGGCAGATTACAGAAGATCAGGGACGGCAAATGGTCTGGTGGAGCAGTGCCTTATGGGTACAGAAGCGTAGATAGAGAGCTTACAATAGAACCATATGAAGCAAAGATCGTTAGGAAGATCTTTGATCTCTATATGCAGGAAGATATGGGCGCTACGTCGGTAGCGGTGTATCTGAATGATGAGGGTTATTTGAAAAAGGAAGACGGTGGAGATGACCAGAGACCATTCACATATGACTTTATTGTCAGTGTACTGGACAATCCCATCTACTGCGGCAAGCTTGTATTTGGAAGAAGGACAAATAAGAAAGGCCCCGACGGCAAGATCCTAAAACCGGATCCGAAGAATGCCGTAACTGCCAGGGGTGTACACAAGACTATATTGACTGAAGAGGAATGGAATGCGGTTCAGGAGAAAAGAAAGCTTCTGTCAAAGAGAGATTATGAGCTGGATGATCCGGAGCGCATCAGTCT